CTTTTAATGGAATAAAATCGAAAAGATGTAAAATGGCGTCTTTAGCCGTAACATTACTTTTACGATGAACTTGTTTCATTAAGTCTTGGAAGTTGTCGCTCATTACTTCTCCATCCAAAACTAAATCATATGGTGGAGGAGATTTTTTAACGACAGTTTGAATTTCGTCAATAATATGTTGAAAGTTTATAAACTGTTTTCCATTTCTGCTAAACTGTTCTATCTTACCATCTTTACGAACGATTGTTAAAACTCTTACACCGTCTAATTTAACTTCTAGCATTTTTCTACCAGTAAGTTTCTTTTCGTGTTTTGCAGAGTCTTGTGCTAGTTGGCAAGTAAATCTTGGAACTTCGTATTTGTCAAATCCATTTTTCTTAGCAACATTGTTTACAGTTTTTTCACTTACACCACAACGTAAATCTTTAATTAGGATTCTACGATAAAATCCATTCCATTGTTCTGCGGTTGCTGAACTCATTACAAGTTCAATGGCATCACGTGCCGCATGACCTGTAAGTTCTCGCTTATTAAGTTTTTCTGCTAAATTCTTAAAGACTTTCCAATCACAGCCTTGAGCTGACATTACTGTATCTTTTGTAGGGACTTTTTTGACGCCGAATGTGTATAGAGGATCTAAACACATTTTTACTCCATCGAAGAACTCATCTAGTCCTTCGTTCATTGCGTCTAATAGGATTGCTTCTTTAGATAGACGTGAATTGTCTGCCTCTAGTTTTTCAATTATTGCCTGTGGTTGAGTTCTCATTTTGTGCCTCTTTTATTAAATTTTATACTTATAGTATAACATCCTAGCACCAATTTGTCAACCTCTTTTTATTCTTTTTTTGGACAGGCTTCTTCAGTAGCTTTTAAACCATCTTCTTTACTGTAAATCCATACAGAACTTGATACTACAGTACCATTTTCGGTAACTTCGCATTTCTTACCAAAAGCAAGTGCTGGTTCTTTTGGAATTTGAGAACATCCGGCTATGATTACAGCCATCAGTGGTATCGTTATCCATTTTAACATTATGTTACATCCTTTCTAATTATGTGTTTTCTTAAAGCTCTAACTAATCGTTCAATATTGTCTATAATATCTATCAATGCTTTGTCTTTAATATAGTGTTGTTCTTGTTTTAATGTATCGTATTCCGTTAACGGAATAGTTACAGTTCGCCTTGAAGTTACTTCATTTTCGTAACTTAAATTTTCAGCGTGTTCTTGATCTAATGCATCATCCATATAACTCCTTACTAGTCTTATATAGTGCTACGTTATGGCGGACCCGAAGAGATTCGAACTCCTGGCCTTTGGTTCCGCAAACCAACGCTCTATCCAACTGAGCTACGGGTCCGTCTTTATACTGTACATTCTTTTTTGGCTTTTGTCAAATACTTTATTAATAAATACTTCGTGCTGACCCATAAACATAAACACCTATTAATATCTTCGACAATTACCAAATCTGACTGTACAGAATCTTTTATAACATCTTGGATTAGTAATTTAGTAGATGCTATTGGTATGAAAATTTTACATGGTCCAATATCTTTGAATACGGAAAAAATTGGTAATAAAGGTATTACAGCATTTTGTATAATCGAAACATCACATATTGCTTTGCATTTATGGACTGAAGAAACTCCTAATAAACTACAATTAGACGTTTACAGTTGTCAAGACTTTAAGGTAGATATAGTATTAGAACTTTTTAACCAATTTAACCCTATTGACGTAAAGTATAAATTTTTAGATAGGGAGACCGACCTTGTTAGCGTTTGAAAATATCAATAAATGGATTGAACACGTTATGGCTCCGCGAGATGAACTTGGCGGACAAAGCCTATGTCCTTTTGCTAGACCTAATCCTAAAGTTATAGAACATGAAATGTTTAAGTATGAAAACTTTCAAGTAGTTACCAATGTACCAGTACAAGTACATATAGAATTATCAAAAACTAGTTCTTTTGATGTACTTACGAATATTTGTCAACAGTTAAAAGACGTACATACAGATATGATATTTTTACCTGACCATCCTGAACATAAAACGTACATTAACGGAGTTCAAACTAATAACAATTTTTATCCTTGTATTCTTGTTCAGAATAAGAAAGAACTAGAAGAAGCAAGAGCAAAGCTCAAGACAACAAAATATTACAGTTATTGGGATTCTAAATACTTAAAAGAAATAATGGATTATTAGATAATTGTTCTAGACTTGCCGTTGCGTTTGATATCTAATGTAGAACAATGTATACCACCTTCCCAAAACAACGAATGTCGTACAGGTGCTACGTAACTTTCAATACCTAGTGTTTTAAGATATTTAAATAGTTCAGGTATTTCACGACCCCATAAGATATTCTTACTATCAAGTATTAATACATTAAGATCAAAACAAACTTCTTGATTATAACCCTGCCAGCTTTCAAGATATTTTTGTACCCATTTTACATCATATGTACCACCTGATTCAATGTAGTCATGTTTAAACCTATCTAATTTAAGTTCGGGCAAGTATTTTTTTATATCAATTAATTTTTTTGTTTTTAATGCATCAGGTACCCACTCTATTCCAGCATGGATAACAGTTTCGTCATCTATTAAAATAAAGCCATGATCAATATGTCCAAAGTTTTCAAATATATTATTTTCATCGTTTATAAATCTAGTATCTGGTAGGTTACGTTTCATCCACTCTAATCCGGCTTGTGTACCTGGACCTTTATTGTTTACAATTACAGCATCGCCGGCTTGAAACATCGTTGCTGTATGCCAAAGGACTTTATCGTTAAGTTCTCTTACATAAATGTTCTTATCAAAAAACCATTGCTCTGTTTGGTTTAAATTTTTTAACATAGGTGAAGGCTGACTGAGCCAGTTATACCCTTGATCAAATAGTTCTTTAAAAATATGATAATAAGAATGACTGTCAAAGTATCTATCAGTTAAACTTGTATATGTTTGAATAACTGTTTTGCCTCTAACAATATAAGCGTCTCTTGGTACTAAAGGACTCATTGGTAGTGGTATATCAAATCTAGGCATAGCTATAGACTTATCAAATTTATATACTTTTGGTCTATGCACTTTCACACCTAAGTTCTTTAGTTGTGTGCTTAAATTTTCTAAATCTTCTTTTGTTTCTTCTAGTATTTTATTAAAGCCTATAAGACTTCTTTTAGGCAATAGATGATCTATATCTCCTGGTGAATAACTGTCACCTACAATTACTTCTTGTAACGGATCAAATTCTGTATAAATCATGTGAAGTCTCTTTGTCTTAGGAACATTATAACTATCTTCCTTACTATATCTTTATTCTCATATTTTGTAACTAGGTGCATAACGTCCTTTGGATTTATAGTACAGACATTATCTGTTGGTAAAACCCATTGGCCGTGTATATCATTTTCATTCTCTTTTGTTAGAAATAATCCACCATCGTGTACATTAAGATTCTCTCCAAAGTATAATATAATACTACCTAAATCCAGTTCTTCTTCAGGCAAACTATCACGATGCCAATTTGCATGGTAAGGTGGTTTTGTTTCTAAAATATATAAACTTACAATATCCCTTGGCAGTACTGTATCTTTAATATAATTTTTTGATTTTAATATATCAAGCCACCATTGTTGGAATTCAGGTGTAGTTATAATATAAGCGGAGTTATCAAATCCTTGGATAGCGTTATCATCATTGTAGTGTGCTTCGCCTACTTCTTTCTCAGTACAGTTTGATACTAAAGATGTAAACTGTTTGTATTCGTCAGCACTTAAAAAGTTTTCTACAATGTGCATAACTCTTGCCTTAATGTTTCAAAGTATTCGTCATCAGCATTTAAAGGCATCATATATAGATTCATGAAGTCACCCTTTTCAACTAAAAAGTAAGTTCCAAATGTATTAACAATATCAAACCCATTAATAAGAAATGTTTTTCTAGCACGATTACATATTTCAGCTTGACGCTCGTAATGTTCTTGGTTGTGTACAATATCTAAATATTCTAAAGCACTTACAACTCCAGGAATACTAAAATTATATGTAAATCCATGTTCCCATTTAAAGTCGTCGGGTAATGTGCTTTTAACTTTTGAATTATAAAATGTAGCACTTAACGGAAAGAACCCGGCAGTAATTGCTTTGCCCATTGTAAAGATATCCGGAACAATAGGTAAATGTTTCCAGCCACAATAGTGTCCTGTTTTGCCGCCACCTATAAAAATGTCATCTATAATAATTAATACATTATAATTTTGTTGAATGTATGTTAGCTTATTCCAGAACTCTTCAGTAAAAGGTGTCATGATGTCACTATAGCTACAGGTTTCAACCATAATTGCACCTACTTCTTTCCAGTCAATTGAATCTTCTGCGAAGTCTCTATCAACTCGTATTACTCCGCTGAATTTTTCAAATGTATAAAAAGGATCAACCATTAACGATTCACATCCTAATGAACTAGTAAGATACGTACTTCCATGGTAGCTTGGATTAAGTGTTACAATCTTTTTCTTATCCTTATTCCCTAGTGTATGATGATAAGCAGATGCAAGTTTAACAGCACCTTCATTTGCATCACTACCAGATAAAGCATAAAAGCTATTATACCCGCCTGTTACTTTGAAAAGTTTATCTTGTAGTTGGTAACTTACTTGGTTAAGTCTTAAATCAGTAGTTCCAACAACTTCAGCAATTTCAGGTTTGATATTTTTTACTACTTCACAAACTTTATCAACAATTTGCGGATATTCAAACCCTAATGTAAAACAGCCATAGTGTAGTAACGGGTCAATCTTTTTAACTCCGTCTTCAATAGTTCCGTAACGCCAATGTGGGTGTGCTGGCTGTACAGGCTTTTGCTGTTCTGGTATTAGACCATCGTAATTCATTATTCTAACCTCAATTCAATGTCGTCCCAATATACGTTTTCTGTATCAGTAAAGGATTTCTTACTACCCCATTTAATCTTTAAAGGATACGTGTAGTAATTATCAAACGTTATGTTTGCAGTATTGCCTTCATGATATTCTTTACCTAATAATGTTTTTTGGTCGTTAATTACAAACGTTATTAAAAAATCACTATCTAGTGTTTCGCTTCCTTCTACAAAATTATGCCTATGAATACTAGTTTCTAAAACACCATTCGTTTTTAATTTAAAAATTATATCTACTTTTTCGTTAACTGTATCAAATAAAACATCATATACACATTTAATTGTATGTTCTTTATTTTCGTCAAGACTAATAGGTTCTTCAAGTGTTATTGGTAAACACTCTTCGGCATCATTTATATGCGAAAATACAATAGCATCATTAACATAAATGCTAAGATCGTTTTTATATTTTTGTTTTTCAAAACTAAAGTATTTTTTATTAACTTCTTTTGGGCAAATAACCCTTATTCTTTTAGGCATGATTTAAATATATCTAGGGCATCATTAAATGTAATAATTTTCCCATCTTTAAGTGGAGTAAACGATAGTGTCCATCTATGTCCGCTAGGATCAGGATTATATGTTGAATGTAGTTGTCCTACGTTAATTATACTAGGACTATTAATTACTACTTCGTGTACTTTTTCTACACACTCCGGTTCTGCGGTATAACACTTATGGCATTCAATGTCTGGTGTTATTCCTGCTTTAGTAAAGCCGTCATTTATTTCTGTTTGATCGTGTACTACTTCAACTAGGTCACTTTCATTTTTTATTTTCCACCAACGTATAACACTAGTGTTTGGTCCCCAGGTCATATTAATTTTTATAGCATCGTGCTCACCTGGCTTTGTAGTTGTGTCATTGTGAAGAGGAACTTCACCGCCATTTGGTCCTGAATAAAATCCTTCAACAATATTACTTAATGTAAGTCCAAATGAGTTAATCCATTCTTTAAATTTAGATGGTACAGCTTCTTCACCTACGTATGTAATAAAACTTTCTGGAGTTTTTTCAAATACTTTAGGTTTAGGTATGTCAACAGGGACATTTATAAATCTATGATAGATATTCATGAAAAATATTTATAAGGTATGCGTTTTTGCTAGGTACTTTTTGAGTTTAGGCCATTGGTCTTGTTCTACAATATAGCCTACACATTTTGGTGATCCACATCTACAAGGATGATCAAGTATGTCATCTCTGTCGTAGTCATAACCGTAGTTGTAATTTAATTCTTTATTTTTATTAATATTTTTTTTTGCGTATATCCAAATATGATCTTTTTTAATTTTTATATCACAATTTGGCTCGCATGAATGATTAATTAGTCTTGCGTGGTTTCGTGGAAATTTACCATCAATAAGATAATGATGACTTAATTCGAATATCCATACTTTAGGAAGATGCTTGTCAGCTCGTTTGTATCCTATTTTCTTTTTAACTTTTTCGCCTGTGTATTCTATAATTGTTGTGCCTTTTGGAATATGCTTACTAGCAAAGAGACCGGTCCCGTGTACTTTGGATCTTTTCTTATACCAAAATTTTTTAAATTGGGCAGGAAACTGTGACTTGTGGTATTGCATTATCTACAAGTTCATTTGGTGAACTTCCGTGTATTGATACTCCTGTATATGTGTCGCACGACTTTATATAGCTAACTGTCTTCGTACATCCAGATAGAAATAGAATTACTATTAAGGCGGCGATGATATTCATTTGTACGTATTTATTAAGCCAAAAAAAATGGGCAACACCATTGGTGGTGCCACCCATTTTTAGGATTGAATTAACTAGAAAATCTTAGTTAACTGCTGTGGCAAGTGCTTTGTAACCAGCGGCTACAACTGCTCTGCTCGGTGTTCCCAGTCTGTACTTCCTAGTACCGTTCTTTTTGGTATTAAGATAAACAGCATGGCCAGAAAAACGTAGGCTCTGGATTACCGATTGCGGATTGCCTGCACCAAATTTCTTAGCAATTTGGGTGCTTGTTAGTTCTTGGCCGCTTTTAAGGGCAGTTAGAACTGAGTCTTGAATTGTTTGTTTCATTTTGAAACCTCCTTATTAATAAGTGAGAGACTAATCTCTCATTCAAGTTTAACTATTGTACTATATTACTTTAGCTTTGTCAACCTCTAGTCCACCAATTATCTGAAATCAGGACCATGTACCCAACCAACTAATGACTTTCGAGTACCTTTTGTAATAGGATTTACTTGATGAGGTATCCAGGAAGGAAATAAAACCATCTCAAATTTCTTTAATCGTGTAATTTTATTATCGCCGCCTGTCCATATTTCAAGTTCACCACCTTCATATTCTTCTGGATCATTTAAACCAACTGAGAAAGATATCTTTCTTGAATCACAATTTGGTCCTTTTAATGCGGCATCTGTATGACATTTATAATGCCCACCTGGTGGATAAATGCTATATTGGAGAGTTTCTAAATATGTAATTGCAAAATCAAAGTATTCGTTATTAGCTTTATTAATAGCAATAGCTAATGCACCATACAAGTCTGGATTTGTTCTAGTATCAATCCAAGCTATTTCAGTTACTCTTACATCTGGGTTCCTATCGCTGTCAGCCTCATCGTTTGAAACTCCTCCAAAGTCAGTAATAAATTTAGCTGGTTGTATTAAGTTATGGCTATTAACATGGTCTTCTAAGTTTTTAAGAATCGTTTCATCTATTACATTTTGTAAAGAATGAAAAAACATACCATGATTTGCACTTGAATTAATCCAAAACATTTAGTAATCCATTACTCCTGGGCGGCCACCTCTCTCAGCAAGGTGTTTAAATTGGCGTAAGTAGTCTTTACCCATTCTTCCTTCGAATTCAAAATATGATCTAGTAAGACAGTTAACAAATTCACCAAATTTTGTTCCAGGAATTACTTGAACTTGCGTATGGATAGCTTCTTCCGTATCTGATGTATTCACTACAACCTTTTTACGATACGGATTAATAAGATATGTTCTACCTTCTTTTATTGGTACTCGTCCGAAGCCTTCAACTATAATATGACAGTTTTTACTAGGTTCTTTCATTGATGTTGTTAATGGAAATATATCTTTTACTGGAAGTAGTATTTTATCTTTATCGTCATTTATATTATCACAATGAATACCCATTGATCCTCTTGGGGGTATTTTTATAAATTCAATATTTTTAAAATTAGACCCACAAAAGTCGTTCTGCCAATAAGCATGAATATTTCCTATTTCTTCATTCAGATTATTCTCTTTAATCCAGTCGTTTTCATTATGTAGAAGACATCTCTCGTTATTTTCAGGATCTTTAGTATAGAAGTTTTTGAGAGTAAGAGATTGGGTTTCTATTTGCCCCATATGGTGCCATGCTATTGGTATAAAATCTCCACCTTTAACATTCATAAGGTTTAGTTCTATCCAGCCAATGTTTCCTGCCTTCATTTCTTCTAAAATCCAATTGGTAACTTCGTCACCGTTGGTTTCATCCATGCCATCAGGAAATTTGGGTAGCTCCCAAGTCTTATCTTTATGTTCTAAATAAAATTGTTCAGTTTCTTTTTGCATTACCTTTTCTAGACACACCCCACAAGTGGTCTTCACCTCTGTTAATTATAAAACGACCTTCTGATTTAGCTTTACCATTTAAGTCGTTACGAAGCTGTTTAGCTTCCATTTTATTTTCGAATCGATCAAGTTCGAATTTTTGTGTTTTAGTATCTAAGATTCTAAATAATCGTTGCATTGTTATCTCCTATGCGTTTTGGAGCCCCCGGAGGGAATCGAACCCCCGTCTAGGACTTACAAAGACCTTGCTAAACCACTCAGCTACAGGGGCATTGTGTTTAATATACTTTCTGTACTTAACTCTGTCATTCGATTCTTCCAATTCTTTTAATTTTCTTTCATCTACACATAATAAGTTAGAACGAACTTTATCAATATTTGGTTGGGCTTGTAATATTCCTTCAAGTAATTCATTTCTATGTTCTTCTAAGTACGTTGCACAATCCCATCTATTTGTAAAAATTTCTTTTTTGTATTCAATATAAGCTGGCGGCGATGTATTTGGAGTGTTTCCTAAATAAAAGATAAAAATTATATACCAATGCATACTACTCCTGAAATTCAGGGACATACATTTCCTTGCATTTCCCCTCCAAATGGTCAACACGTTCTTGAAGAAAACTTATAGTTGTATGAATATGTCCTGTGTCATGGTCACGCAACATTGTTTTATACAACGCAATTTCCTGTTTTAAAATATTAACTCTAATCAAATCACCAGAAAAATCTTTATGGGGTTTCTTTAATTTCTTCATCACTAGTACTTATTTCCGGCTCTTCCTCGGCGAACAAGTTTGTGAGATCAACTCCTTCTTCTAATTGCTTCATAGCATCATGTTGGGATTTAGCAATACCTTTTCGTATCATTTTTGTTAATACAAAAATTAGTGAATATTTGTCTAAAGATTCGTATTTGGATAATATATCGTCTGGTGATGTCGGTTGAAAGTTTTTATCCATTTGCATTTACACAATGCACGTTGATTTTACTTTTATTAAGAAACTCTACTCCGTCTTGCGATCGGTATTCATGTTTGTAATAAACGGTTGTGATACCGCTTTGATAAATTAATTTTGAACATTCTAAACAAGGACTATGAGTTAAGAATAATGTAGAGTTTTCTCCACTTTCATTCGACCTTGCTAATTTGGCAATTGCATTTGATTCTGCATGAAGTACTTCAGGTTTAGATTTTAATTTGCCTTCGTCTAGTTCAATTTCGCAGTTATTATCCCAACCACTCGGCATACCATTATAACCAATACTTATGATTCTATTATCCTTTACAATAATAGCACCAACATTTAATCTTCTAGCAGTTGACAACTTGCCAAAGCGTTCTGCAACATCCATGTATGCGTCAATGAATTTAGGCTTCATTAATTTCGACTTTCTTTACTCTATCGTATTTAAACGACCTCCAACCTTTTGCGTTTAGATCCCAAACATTAACATTACCTTCTTTAGCTTTTTTATCCGTCTTAGGATGATTAGCTTCAGGAATAACTTTAAGATCTTTAGTGCAAGTCATTATTCGTTCGTCACCATCCAATTTTAAAAATGTAACTATAGCTGATTTTTCTTGTAAAGTTTTAATCAAGGCATCCTGTGTTGGAATACCTTTTAACATTGCCATTGCTTCTTTTACAAATGTTATATCTTTTTTTGGAGTATCCATTATTCACCTTCTAGTTTAAAATTTAATGATGTACGCATCGGACAATCTTGTTGTGTAAATGCGTATGCTTTATGTAATATATTAGCTGGAAAAAATACTGCTCGGTAAAGAACCGGAGCAACAACTTTGTGATCTCCTGATTTAGGGTCTATAAATTCTGTAAAGCCGCCCCAACCCCATGAATAAACTTTATTGGTATATATTATGACAGTATGATTTTTAGGATTATCATCGTCAGTATGGAAAGCACCTTCACGTCCAGGGTATTGTCCATTAAAGTATACTCTGCCTAATTTAAATTTTATGTTTAATTGTTTATTAATATGATTTAGAAGTTCTGTATTATAATATGGATCATTAGTAACATCCATATTTAAAAATTCCATTCCAGCATCTGTACTTTGATGCGATATCCATGAGCCGTTTTCAATCGTTGTCCGAATAGCTTTTAATTGCTCTAAAGATATAAAGTTATCTAATACTGTAATTTTATCGTCTAGTAGCGTCATGAGGTATATGTTCTACAGGGCCTGGAGATGTAAACTCCATTCCGCCTTTACTTCCAAAATAAACTTTAGACCGAGGATTGTATGTTAATTTAATTTCAACCGATCTGTTTAGTACTATACTTAAAAACTTTTCACTTTTAAAGTTATGTACTTCACCTGTAACTGTGTGCCCAGTATCAGTATTAGTAACATCACAATGTGTATCAAAACTCGATTCGCTAAATTGGTTCACGGTAGAAATCCTCCTCCACGTTTAATTTTAATGTACTCTACTAGATCAAATATAACCCAATAAATGAATGTTGTGGCTGGTGTAAATAAATATCCTAAAAATACTAAAGGTATTGCAAGTAGTAGTAGTATCATCCTAAATATATATCCTCTTACATCTTTAGGCGGTAAGATCCAGAACGGCCAAGAACCAATGTTTGGTTCTTCTTTCCTTTTTCTATAATCTTCAAACTCGTAACTCATGGATCCCTTACTGTATATATCCATAGTCAGTGTTTACATCATAGCGTCACGTTTCGCTTGTTCTTTAGCGACACGTTTGATTCCACGTTTCTTGGCCAGTCTTCGTTTTTCGCTTGGTTTAATATAGTATTGACGGTCACGTAACTCTGTCATAAGACCTTCTTTTTTGATCTTCTTTTTCAGAACACGTAATGCCTTTTCTACATTATTATTTCTTACGATTACTTCCATAGTCCTCCTATTTTAATGTACCGTCCTGAATGTGTCTTCTTCATCCCAGTCAACTCCGAAAAATGTTTCACAAATTCCGACAATTGCTTCAGGTACTGCATCGTCTTCAGATCCCTTAGGGACATAAATTCCTTTAAGTTCACCGCTCGCATTGATAATAAGCCCCCAATCATTGTCTTCAAGGGCTTCCTCCATTGTAATATATTCTGGTACTCTATACGTCTTGCAATCTTCTGCCATCTCACTGCTCCTGTATATCTGAAAGTACTTTGTATTGTCATACTATAATGTATATTTTATTTATTGTCAACCTTGAATCTAACATAATTTAACTGGGTTTCTGGGAATTTTGTAATAAAGTTTTCCCCATGTCGCTTAACTTTGCCTTTAATTTTAAAAGTTGTGCCTTCTTTTGGAACTATTTGTGTTTGGTCAATATTTTTAAAGAAACTTACAAGATCCCCATCAATACTTCCGTTAAAAACGTTACAAGCAAATCTGTCAATAAATTTAGTTTCGTTTAATGTAAATAATCCTGTAATAGGTAGTCCTAAAGTACCTACGTGTTTGCTTTCACGAAAAGAACCTTTTAATTCTTTTTTAAGATTCTTCTTTTTTGAACCTTCAAAATAAACTTTTGGTACTACAGCAATAACGCCATATGCGTGTGAGCCTAATTTTTCACTTGAAATAAATTGCATAACTGATCTCATAAAATCTGATAAAGTTCCTGCAATAACATTAAGGGTATTATCACGTTGCAACCAATCGATTGCTTCTTTAGCCATTTTACGATCTTTGTTGTAAATTTTAAAGTTGATAAAATCTTTTGGGGTATATTCGTCTCGGTGTAGTTTAAAATTTATTAATTCCTTATTTGCAAATGTAGTAGGCGTAGGCTCAGTAAACCTTCTTGTTTCTTTAAAGTACCCACCATTAATTCTATGTGCCGCAAATGCGGTTGCAATAACTTCTATTGCCGGTAGTTCAATTGGTTGTTCTTTTTTCTTTGCCATAAGTTAATGCCTCTAGCCTAATTATTATATTACTATAATAACATCAATAAAACGGTTTGTCAACCGAAAAAGGTTATAAAATGTGGTCTGCTAATTTAAGATCTACCAAGTTTTTGGCAGTAAAGTATTGATCTGAAGGAGTATTCAATTTTTTGCGTGTTTCTTGTAAAGTCATTCCTGATGCTTCACGTAATAATGTAAGACATCTTAGTTCACAATTAGAATTCTCTTTCATTTGAGCTTTCATATCATGCATTTTGGCATCAACTGCATCACTATGTTGGTGATTCATAATTCCTGTATTTTTACCAATATATCTTTTGCCTTGTGAACCCATAACAAAAATAAGAAAGGCTCCACTCATTATAGCACCAATACCTACAGTAGAAATATTATGATATGAATCACGCATAACATCAATTAAACCAAATGTTTCGTATAAATCGCCACCAGTTGAATTGATATAAAGTGTTAAAGTTTTTTTAGGTTTCTTCTCTAGATTTTCGAACAAAATCCACTTGACTGCTTCGCCAACATTTTCTTCAGTAAGTTCACCTGAAAGATAATGGGTATGGTTTTCGAGAAGCTTGATCTCGATTCTGTCTAAGGCTGTAAAATCTTCTATTTTCTTGGCGCTCATATACTGTATTTAGCGATCCCATGTCCACCTGCGTTTTCCTAATTTATGAGCTTCAGCCCAGCGAACGAAGAGTCCGCATTCGCGGCCGTGTGCTTCGATTTCCCATGGTAAATCATAGTAATCTAGGCTTCTTGAATGCATTGATTGACCTAGCCATTCAGTCTTATCAGCAGTCATCATATCCCGCATTTCACCCTTGGCAAATTGCTTCAAATGGACCATTTCATGGGCTACACTTTCAAGGATTCTACGAAGTCGTACAGTATTGTCGATTTCCATGATAAATTCACGTGGGTTGAAGTTATCGTCTTCCCACGTAACATTACCAAGATTTCCTTCTTTTTTGAATAAGGTGTTTGAGAACGTAATATGTAGTCCAATGTTCTCAATTAAATTTTTGTGCATGAGTTTACCAGCACAAAATAATGCTATAGATTTAGCATACTTCTTTTGATTTTTTGTACCGCCTGTGCATTTTATTTGCATAATCTTTACCTCATGATATACTATAATTATAACAAATTTAACTGTAAAAGTCAAATAGTTAGGTTCCAATAAGATCTAGTAAATTCAATGGTTTAGTACCGTGGTTATCCAAAACCAAATAAATATAGTATGAGGGACGTTTACCAAACGGCTTTTTATGGGGTAGTTAAAGAAACCCAAGAAAGCTCAGGGCTTACTTTACCGAATGATATAGAGTGTTATGTTGTAATGCTCTTGGCTGACCATATTGATAAGAATGATTTCTTGCCTAAAAAATCCTTTGCAGAATCCTACCTAACTATTCGTAAATCAAGTAATGCTAAAGAGCTAGGAGATACGTGTCTTTTTGTTTCTGGAGTTTTTCCCGCCTACGGGAATACTGATTATTTTGTAGAAATAGGTAGGTCTAGTTATAGTAGAATAACAACATTAAACCACGAACTATTTGAGTCACTGAGTAAACACTTTATCTTCTTACGAGATTTTATAGAGTTAAGTACAACTAATTCTTATTCTCGTTTTTCGTAAGGTTGTTTATCTTCTGCAATCTGTCTACACATAGCTTGAATGTCTGAAACATGATAGTCAATTATACGTTTATCTTGTTCTTGTTTTGGTTGTCCGTATTTTAATTGTCTTAAGTTTTCTGACTTGTTGTGTATTACTTTTACTAGATCGCACATTTCACTAATTTTGTGCAACATAACGTCTCCTAATTAGTGTTTAGTATACTGTATATACATACAGTTGTCAACAACTATTTAAACCAAAAGTTAATGAATTCTAAATCCAATTCGACCGTTCATTCTAGTTTGCGAACTATTACTCCATAACTCTATGTTGCCACCAATTTTAGCTGGCCATAGTACTCTGAACGACATTCCTCTACCTTTTTTTGCTTTTCCTTTACCAGCTGATACCCTTGTAAATATCTGCATAAAATTATAACCAAGTATTTCTTTCGCCATCGGTTCAAATTTCGGAAATGCTCCGTGTTTATTAATGCCAGCTATAATTTGTCTTGTGCATTCCATTATAAAATCGCCAACATTTGATTGAATCATATATGGTTCTTTCCCTACTCCTGGTATTTCTTTTTTGTCTGCTTTGTCTTGCCTTTGTACTACATAAGGCTGTAAGCGTTCTGGAAATTCCTTAATATAGTTTTGTCCTACATTTTCTTTTCTAAACTTAGACTCTTGATTAAATGCAGTATTAAACCAAGTAATTTCGTCGTCACTTAATGGAAGTATTGCTTTAAGTTCTTTATCTTGGATAGGGTCTTCTTTTTGATGAAGTTGGTGCATTAAATTTATAGCTCTTAATGTACCAGTAATCTGAGCATTACTACCTTTTGCTACTTCTTGAATTGCTTTTAGAAATTGTATAGCACCACTTCCTGCAAATTTTTCGTTATTCTCAATTTCGTTAGTTATTTTTAAATTTGCTAAACTTGGAGCCGCTCCTGTAGTACCACCTTTACTAGATATCTTCATATGCGTTGCACCACTTGGGGCTTTAATATAACCAAAACTATCTGCTAATGGAGTATTTTGTGCAGATGGAAAATAATATGATAATTGTTTCATATCAGTAGCATCTAAAAATTGTAAAAAAGCATCTTTATTAGGGAAATCACCTAGGTCATGAACAAGTCCTGCTATGCCTAGATATTCACCTGCATAGTCTTGTATAAAACTTCTTATTTTTTTATTTTTTTTATCAAATATTTCTTCAGTAATTGGAACTGGATATTCTCTAGACGAAATTGCTTTTGCAATATTAACAATCCATGCACCGTGCGGTTGTGCTTCTTTACTATTCAATAAGGGATTGTTGATTAATACATTTACTAAATCGTTACCAGGAATACCTTTTTCGCTAATAAGCTCTTCTGCTGATTTAACTGCTTTAGCTTCTGCTTCTGCATCACCTTCTTCACCGTGTAAATCTAAATGTGCTGTTTTACCTTTAATATATTCTTTTCCTGCTTCTGAGTCATCTTGATCCCAGGCTTTAGCTTGGCCACCTGTAAATGGCTCATTAGTTTTTGCTATTTGCGATAGATTTAAGTTTGCTATTTGGCCTTTATCGTCATCTGGAGCAAATACTGTACCGTTTATTGTTCTTGGGTTTGGGGACCCCTCAGGGTTAGTCTTTGACTGTGGATTTCCTGCATACTGTTTCCACGCCTCTGCTTGTCCTGGGCTTGGTACAAATTTATGTCCATCTACAGTTGTAAATGGTTTTTGTGTAGTTAGAAAATCTAAAAAGTTAGGTAATCGAGTTTCTTCATATCCTTTCCCGGCAATTTTACCCCAAGAAATACCTGTAACTTCAATCAGAGTTGTTTTAAATTCATAGAATCGCATAGTACTAATATTTATACTATTTTAGGGAATAGCATATCCGTACAAAACTTTTGTACGTCAGCTTCATTAAGGCCTAAACTAGTCATTACCCGTGGTGTATGTGGGTTTTGTTGTTGATTATCACAGTAATAGTTTTGTGAAGCAGTAGTTATAGCAGTATCGCCCATACCTGCATATTGCCCTATACTTTCAAAGTAAACTTTTAGGTTATTTACTGCTAGGTCTATTATAGCTGTAGCTTCTTCTTCATCTTGAACATTACCTGCGGCAATAAAACTATCTGTAAAGATGTTTAATGCCCATTGGGGTAATTCACGCCTTTTGCTTGGAATAAATTCTTTAACTTCGTTTTCAAACCACTCTACTAGTGGATGATCTTCACCACCAGAAGAAGCTGAAAAATCATGGAAGGCACCAGTCATTTTGTTCTTACCAGATATAACATCAAATCCATATATAGGACCGTCATTATTTAATACAGGAAAACAGCATACGTGCATCATCCAAAGACCTTTTGACTCACGTGCATCTACTACGTCAATATGAGCTCTACGTATATTATCATTAGCCCATACTCTATTAATCCAGCCTCCGTCGGGCTGATTAAAATGATCCATACCTGGTTCTTGTATTTCTTTAGCTTGTTCTTCAAAGATGCTAATAATATCTTCTTGACTTTGTATTAGTTTATTCCATAGTACGCTCATATTAAAAATCCCAGTAAAAATATTGTGTTCCTGTCCGAGGAACTTGTTTGGCCCATTCGCCGTCTATTACAACACCACTTGGACTACTTGTAGGCCCATCATAAAATTCGCCATTAATATGATATATATTATCAACAGTTATAATTGGAAGTTGTGAATTATGACTGACCATTCTTAAATGGGCATTGTGCCAATCATCATATAAATTGTCTCTAACATTTCCTCTAGCCCCATTAGAACTGTGAACTAAAAGGTTCACACCTTGTTTCTCTGCTATGTGGGGTATGCTCTGAACACCAGATGGCCATAAATCATTACATATTAATCCAACTACATTAACATATTGACGACCAGTGTCAGAATTACCAAGTAATCTATATACCTTAATTCCGTCTTTTACAATGTCGTTCATTAAAAAAGACTCGTCTGGTTTAACACCATGAGTCTTATTAGCCGCTCCTAAAAAACAACCTTGTCTATCATAAAATCTAATTTGATTTCTTCTAATGTCACCTATATCTTCTTTTTCAACCCAAAGGGTTCCTAGGCATAAACCAAGTTCTTTTTCTTTAGCATATTTTTCAATGTCAGCAAGTCCTTTAACAGTTGCGTCAATATCAAACTCTGCTAGGTATCCACTTAAAGATCCTTCTGGAGTTACAAGAAAATCACAGTCGTTATCTACAGACCAGTCAATTGCTTGTTTAATAGTAATAAGATTTTTATCGACATCTTTAGAACAAGGTATTTGTGCACCAGCTATTCTCATCTATGTATCCATTTTCTATTTTCTATTCCAGGGTAAGAATCTTTTCTATCTTTGTCTTTTATTAGATTAATATGTTTTAAAGCCTCGTCTTCATTCATATCCCAAGTCTTAGTTCCTATTCCAGTTGCGTATGCCCATAATTTCCAATTCCATTCATGAAAAAGTCCGGTAGCTCTAGGATAGTATTGTTTCTGATGGGTATGAGTTGCTGTTATTTTAAGAGCTTTAAGGGAATTAAATAAAGATTCTGTGGCATCATATTTTTCTGCAACTAACTTCCAGAAAGCACCGGTTCGTGGATTATTAAAATAGTGTAATCCTATAAAGTCTATTGTGTTCTGGTAAGTAAATGCAAGTACGTCATTATAAGCATTTCGGTCAGTATCTGTATATTCCCCATGTACTAAACAACTTGCAAGTGGAGCCATACTAAGAGTCATTAAACCTAGTCCAGATGATTCTAATGGTTCAACAAATCCGCTAGACAATCCTACTGGAATAACATTACCTCGCCAATTTTTTGCATTATATTCTGGAGTAAATTTTATGTGATTAAATTCACCTGTTCTTAATCTATCTTTACCCCAATGTTGTACAAAGGCATCTTCAGCTTCTTGTTTTGTTGTAATCGTATTGTTGTAACATAATCCACTACCTATTCTGTCTTTAATAGGAGTTTTCCAAATCCAACCTAAGTCGTGGGCAGTAGCGTCTACGTATGGGTGTTGAGGTTCTTCGTCATCTTTGTAATTAATTTGACTAGCAACTGCTGAATTAATATACAGCATATCACTATGATCACGCCAGTCACTTCCTTCTATTGCATTTGATAATAGTTTTTTAAATCCAGTACAATCTATAAACACATCAGCATGAATAGTACTGCCGTCTTCTAATATTAAATGATCAACATTACCATTTTTAATAACAGGTTTGTCTATATGTTTTTTAATATGTGTTAAGTATGGATATTTTTTATTACACCATTTACTTAAAAAGTTTGCTAACTTTATTGCATCTAAATTGTAAGCTACTCCGTGAGCCCCTGAGTCAGGACCACCTAGTGTTGCTGTAGAAGGAATCTTTTTATCTTCTACAGAAATTTCCCACCAAGCCGCACACGTTGAATAAAAGTCTGGTTTTGTAATGTTCGCTTTTAGAGCCAAGTCAAGTAAATCATAATGGTGCTCGTCTTCGCCTAAAATTACAGGGACTAAGAACGGTGCCCATATATCTAAGCCATCGGCAAACCAATTAGTAAACTTTGTTCCTAGTTTAATCGTGGCATCACATTCTTTTGTCCATAATTCAAAAGGAATGTTGCATTCGTTAGTAAGGAATTTGTCAAATCCTAATAATGTTGCTTCACCTACTCCAATGATTGGAATATTAGGACTTTCAACTAATGTAACTTTTATATCAGATGGAAAAAGATGTAGAGCATGAGCGGCCGTTAACCAACCTGATGAACCGCCACCTGCTATACATATTGATTTAACTTGATGACTTGACATAGGGCAACATCTCTCGAAATGTTTGAGTAGCAAATTCAAAACAAATTTTCGATTCATCAGCCATATCGTCTGTTAGCCGTTCACGTATTTTTGCTTTTAAAGTATCAGGCTCTTTAAATTTATATAGTCGCCCTTCACCTGGTACTTTTAATGCTATCATCTTGCCCCCACTTAAATCACCCATGTGTCTTGTGTAGACGTGTGCAAATAGTTTTACTTCATCGTCTTGTATTCCACGAATATGATCTAAGTATTTTTTAGTAACATCGAGCATAGGCGCTGGTTCATCAGAAGTCCATAATTCTTTATAGTCTTCATGAATAGCTGGTGCCCTACGTATATCTGGTAAGTCGTTTAACAATCCTTTAGCCCCTGCAAGTGCTTCTAGCACATCATACATTGGATGTTGATTTGCTAAAAACATCGCATAAAGCTCAGGATCAATTTCTCCAGACATTAAAACTTTGACAAAACTTTGTCGTTCAGCGTTACCGTGAACATCTTTTGTTAATTCTTTTAAACTCATTGTTTCTCCACTTTTATTTGTAGAGGAAATCCATGTGTACGGCTCAAATTAGTTGCTTCAACACCTTTTTGTTCTGCAATTTCGTAAGTATATACACCTACAATTGCAGAGCCTTCTTCATGTATCTTAACTGTAAGATCACGTGCAGTAGTGTCGGAGTGTTTAAAGATTTGGATAAGAACATCTATAACAAATTCCATAGGAGTTGCATTATCATTTAAGAAAATGACTTTATATAAGTCAGGTTCAAGAATCTTTTGCCTAATTTTTTCGTCGATCTCTACATCCATAACATTACTTATCATTCGACGTCTCCTTGTAACGCATTTGTTGGTGGGTTACTTCTTATCTACTTCTTCAAAATCCGCATCAACAACGTCGTCATTCGTTTCCTCTTTTGTTGGTTCTTTTTCAGCCTCTTGCTGACTCTTATATATAGCTTCACCCAGCTTCATAGACGCTTGACTTAGATCCTGTGTTTTTTGTTTAATTGCTTCAACATCAGTTTCGTCTTTTAAGGTGTCCTGTAAGCTTCTTAGAGCTGTCTGTATAGCTTCTTTGTCTTCAGCTGTTACTTTGTCACCATGTTCTTCTAATGACTTCTCTGTAGCATGAATAAGACCATCTGCACTATTACGCACATCTACTTCTTCACGTTTCTTTTTATCAGCTTCTTTATTAGCGTCAGCTTCTTTAACCATATTATCAATTTCAGCATCACTTAATCCGCCTGATGCTTGAATTTGGATAGATTGTTCTTTACCAGTTCCTTTATCTTTGGCTGAAACATTAACAATACCATTTGCATCAATATCAAAAGTAACTTCAATTTGTGGAATGCCTCTTGGTGCTGGTGGAATTCCTACTAGATCAAAGTTTCCTAATAGTTTATTGTCTGCGGCCATTTCACGTTCACCTTGTACAACTTTAATTGTAACAGCTGATTGATTATTATCAGCAGTAGAAAACGTTTGGCTTTTCTTTGTAGGTATTGTTGTGTTCTTATCGATAAGTTTTGTAGCTACACCACCTAGTGTTTCAATACCAAGTGATAAAGGAGTTACGTCTAATAGTAACACATCTTTAACATCACCTTGTAATACACCAGCCTGGATTGCGGCTCCAAGAGCAACAACTTCATCTGGGTTAACACCTTTGTGAGGTTCTTTACCAAAAAAGTTTTTAACAGTTTCTTGTACCTTAGGCATTCTAGTCATTCCGCCAACAAGAACTACTTCGTCAATCTCACTAGCTTTATAACCTGAATCCTTTAGTGCAGTTTTACAAGGAGCAAGGGTTCTTGCAATTAGTTTTTCAACTAGTGCTTCGTATTTTGCTCTTGTAATTTTTACGTTTAAGTGTTTAGGTCCTGATTTGTCAGCAGTTATAAATGGTAGATTAACTTCTGTTTCTATAGTAGAAGAAAGTTCAATCTTTGCTTTTTCTGCCGCTTCTCTTAATCTTTGAATAACAAGTTTGTCATTCATTAAATCAACGCCTTGGTCTTTCTTAAATTCACTCGCGATGTAATCAATTAAAACTTTATCAAAGTCTTCACCACCTAATGATGTATCACCATTAGTTGATTTAACTTCAAATACACTCTCGCCAGTTTCTAAGATAGATACGTCAAATGTACCACCACCTAAGTCATATACAGCAATTTTTTGGTCTGCTTTTTTGTCTAATCCATAAGCAAGTGCCGCCGCAGTAGGTTCGTTAACAATACGTTCAACTTCAAGTCCTGCAATTTTACCTGCGTCTTTTGTTGCTTGGCGTTGTGCGTCATTAAAGTATGCAGGTACTGTAATTACTGCTTTAGTAACTTCTTGACCTAAATACTTTTCTGCTGTTTCTTTCATTTTTTGTAAAGTAAAAGCAGATATTTGTGATGGTGAATACTTCTTACCTTTTGATTCAATCCAAGCATCACCTTTATTATCTACAA